GCGAGACTTACGGGAAACCAACAGATACAAGGATCATCAGTCCTGCACCAGCTCTCATGATGATGGAGTGGAGCCAGTATACCTATCCGCTCGCCGATCATTTTGCACAGTTCACTGACTGTGGCCTTCCTGGCATTGCTGGTGGCAGAAGTTGTCCCTGGTACGCGTTCGGCATGAAACCAGCCGATGTGCATGAGGCGGTGTCAGCCGTAGCACAGAGCGCTAAAGTAGGCATTTTGGACACGGACGCGAATCGCTTCGATGGTAACGTCAAGCGAGCATTGCGTGAGTTCGATCAGATGCTTCTAGCGCGCGCGTACGCTAAGCGCCACCACGGCCCGCTGTTCAAAGCGCGCCGTAAGACTTTCGGTTATATAGCCCAGACCCCGGGCGGTTATGAGTACTGGACAGACGAAACACAGTTGTCCGGGTTCCCAGACACTGCAGCTTTGAACTCAGCTCGCAGTGCTTTCTTCTCGTACGCCGCTTTGCGCCTGCAAGGGTTGTCCCCAGCGCAAGCGTGGGCAGGGCTTGGTCTTTATGGTGGGGACGATGGTTTCACGGCAGACCTAGATGCCGAAATCTTCCAACAGGTAGCCCGTGACTTCGGGATGAGCATGGAATGTGTGCTCGTCCGTCGAGGGGAGATGGGTGTGAATTTCCTGGGCAGGTGCTATGGCCCGGATGTGTTCACTGGTGACACCAACAGCATGATCGATTTCGGTCGCATGATTGTTAAGATTCACCTTACCGTTGACCCGGATGCTGCGCACCCTGCAAGGGCTTGGCGCAAGCTCTCTGAGAAGCTGACCAGTTTAGCATGCACAGATGTCCATACTCCTGTTGTGCGTGAGTTGCTGCTGGCAGCCGAGAGAACCGGGCGTTGGGAGCGCACCTGTGCCGCTGGACATGCTTTCGTTGAGAACACCTATGCTCCTTGGATGGATTTGGTGGTGGACGAAGCGTGCCAGAGGCTCAACCTTGACCGCGTTGGACTTACAACATGGCTCGGGCTCGTCAATACAGTCACCCAGTTGCTACATTGCCCTGGGTTTGGCGTTGCTCCGGTCGTGTTGCCTAAAGCTGCGGTCATCATGGGTGGGGAAATCGTTTTGCCGGCAGGGGCAGAGCTCACAGAGCACGATGTCTTCAAACTTGGGCGTAGTACACATGTTCAGGTCCATGAGAGCAAAGCCAGTGCCAAGGCTGATGCTAAGGAAAACCGTCCAGTACCTGACAAGGGCAAAGAGGAGTTAGATGCGTGTGAGCACCCAGTCGTTCTGAACAAGAAGACGGGAGCCCCGTATCCTTGCCCGTGCCAGTGGGCGGCACCTGGGAGAAAGAAAGATGAGTCGGATGATGAGTACGCCGAGCGCCGCGCAAAATGGGAAAGCAACCGCGCGCGTGCAGCCAAGACAGCGGGCATCACTCTCTGACCAGGTGTCGGGTGCCAGGCAATGAACAGCCTCAAAATCTCGTGGACCAACCACGATACTAAAGGGAGTGCGCACTAGCCTTCATAACCAGCAAGTGACTGCTGGGGCCTGTTGCGCATCATGGCAGAGAACAGCCTCACAATCCACCAGACTCACTGGTCAATCAAAAGAAGGGGGTCGTAGTTGGAATTTTCCCTCCTACTGTTCCGGGTCGCAACCGGGTTCCGAAAACATTTCAAGGAACGTTTATCTGAAACGATGAACAACAACAACAATGCTTCATCTACTGGTGGAGGCCGTGGTCGTAAGCGCGGTCGCCGTGGTGGAGCTCCTCCGCAGGCTGGTGAGCCGGCTGCGAAGAAACGCAAGACCCAGGGCCAGTCCCGGCGCGCACGCAAGCGCCAGGCCCGTGATGGGCGTGCACAGTCAACCCGCGGGGACGGGATGTTGACTGTAAAAGGGGATTCCCGCAACTACAGCGGGTACGCGAACAAAGCCTCTTTCCCCGTTCGCGAGTCGGAGTACATTGCTGAGGTCGTGCCCTCGGCCTATCCGGCTTTCTCTGTCCAACAGTTTCCTGTCAATCCGGGGCAGGCAGGCTGTTTTCCGTGGCTGGCAAGAATTGCTCAGAACTTCGAGAAGTACGAGTTTGAGAGCCTCTGCTTCGTGTACAAGCGCGAGGTGTCTGAGTATGCCAGCAATGGGCAAACCGGGAAGGTGATGATGTGGTTTGACGGCGACCCAAGTGATCCAGCGCCGGTCAACAAGCAGCAGATGGAAGACAGTGAGCCTCATGACGATTGCATGCCTTGTGAAAACATGCGCCTTGAGGTTCCGCCCGTCATGCTCAAGCGCCTCAACGATGCCCATTTTGTTCGCCCTGGTACGCAACCGGCCAACACGGACCTTAAGACCTATGATGTGGGCGTCCTCAACGTCGCATGTCAAGGCACGGCTGCCAACACGGCCGTTGGGGAGCTGCACGTGGAGTACGCGCTGAGACTGCGCGATCCCATCCTCACATCTACCAACTATGGTGTGGGGATACTCAGTGGCGCGACTGGCACGTCCGCCAACACGATTGCAACATCCTCTGCTGCATCTGGTGGATTGCAGCTCTCATCAGCTGGCGCTGTCGTCACTGCCACGCCGCTGGTGATCGGGGGAGAGTACTACTGCAGTTTTGTAGCGACAGCCAACTCAAACACCACGGTGGCGTTCGCCGCTGTGACTGGCTGTACCGCGAAGACCAATCCTCTGCAGCAGGCGAGTGGAGCCACACCCGGGGCCTGGACGTTCACCGCCAACGCTGTTAGTGCCACTTTCAGCGTCACTCTCAATGGAAACTGCACCAACCCACTGATCGTGGTGGCGCAGGTTCCAGTGCCCGCTAACGGCATCTGAGCCGTGGGCACGCGCCTCTACACCCGGGCGCTATACAAATGGAGGGTGAATACTGGACGGATTACATGGGCTAAACGTGTAGGGTGAGCAGGCTGGTCGTGCAGCCGGTGTCAACAAAACACTACAACCCGCGCGGGCCCCTCTGTGTCCGAACCTGCACCGCAGATTACGGTAGACTGTGCCAGCAGACCCATACAAGTCGCATTCAAGAACCTTGGTGAGCACTTGCCTGCTTCCCAAGTGCCAGCCGCCGGAGTTTTCCGGTGAGAGACTTAAAGAGCTGGAAATGCGCATTCCTTAGACCAG